CCCTTTAGGAATAATCATCATTTTTTTGAAAATGTCATCATTGAATTTATAAGAAGCCAGTTTGTTAATATCTAAATCGCCAGTGCTTGCTGTTCTTCTTTTGCCATAAACTTTGGCGGCTTTCTTCATTTCAAATTCTTTAGCAAGTAAAGCTACAAACTTATCATTCTTCTTTTTGAATTCTGTATAATTACTTTCTTTAAAAGTCTTCTCAAAGTATCCTTGTCTTTCTTGTTCAGCAAAAGCTTCAGTCAATAATTCCTGAACTCTTTTAGCTGGAGTAATAATATTCTTTAAGATTGGTTTAGGAAAAGTAACATAAACATATTCTTTACATTTTTCGTCAACTAATGTATTTTCATTTTCTCTATAAGCTTCATCAGTTAGACATCTTGGTTCGTTGATATCAATTTCTTCTTCTTCATATCCTGAATCTTTCTCACGATTGATTATCTGAGTTTCGCCATCTTCTTCTGTATCTTCAGCTTCATCTTCTCGTTCTTGGTCTGAGTCTGATTTATTCTCATTTTCATTTTCATTTTCTTCTTCGGAATCATCGCCAGAATCATTAGTTTCATAATCATCAGGACCAGTTTCGTCACCATCGGGGTATTCATAGAATTGTTCTTGTTGAGACATCATTTCATCTTCATATTCTAATTGTTCTTCAGTTGAATACGCATATACATCATTCGTAACTTGAACAACATCTGCCCATGATTCTGTATTTTTAACTCTATCTAATAATTTAGATTCTTCTTCATTAAAATCAAGAGGCATAGTATATTGTGATTTAGTGAAAAGATTTAGTCTGTCGATAAAAGCTAATTTGTTAGCATCTCTACCTTTAAGACCAAAGAAATCTTTTTCTCTTAAATCAGCATACGCTGTGTTGAATGATTTTTTTAGACCTGGATATTTTCTTTGTACACGCTTTTCAATTCTTGCATCTTCAATCACATTCAAAAAGTTTTTATAATTCTTACCTTTATTATTGATTGTGACAGCATCATGCCATCCTTCAGCTGGTGTATACAGAGCATGTCCAACTTCATGTCCGCAAAGCAAGTCATAAGTTGTACCAACCATATCAGTCCAGATTGGAAGATATAGAATTCTGTTTTTAGGGTCGAACTTTGCAGTAGAAATTTTCTGATGTTCGATTGTTAGATTTTCATTAGCCATCAGTTTTGCTAACTGAGACTTCTGTTCTTGTAGTACTAAATTGTCTTCTTTTTTCACTATCATGTAATCCATTATACAGATTTCCATGCAAAAGTCAAGCACTTTCGAGCTTTTCTTTTTGATTTAATGATAAGTTTTACTTATTAAAGAACTCAATAAGTGGAGCGGAGATTAGGATTCGCACCTAAAGAATTGACTGGACGCCACTTCTGTTCTACTACTTCTCCGCAAAAATTGGAGCGGTGTGTCAGATTCGCACTGACTGATTAAACGGGAAGAATAATCTGTTCTATTAACCCACCGCAATTAAGTAACCATTATACATGTTTGACGGCCTATGTCAAGCATTATATTCATTATTACCGACCAACTTGGTCTAGATAATAATCTTTAGTTTCTTCCCACGATAACACGGTTAAGTTATCGTAGAATAATGTTTCTGTAGAAACTCGGTTTGATTCTTTTAAATTTCTAATTCTCTTTGTTGCATATCTTTCTTTCCATAAAGTTACCAGAGATTCAGTTGAAGTGTCAAATGATTTTACTAATTTATCTTCAGTGATATCCCCTCTTAAGAACTCGGCTGAATTATTGTATAAAGGAGAAAAGTATATACCTCTGGCATGAGCTGATTGGGTTAATATTTTATCCATTTTCATTTGTGAATAGGCAAACGATAGTGACCTATTCTTATGGTCTCTTTTGTGTGGTTGTCCACTTGGTTTCTTTGCAACATACCATTCAAAGTATTTTCTGGTATGGTTTTTCTTTATCCAATCATTAATTTTATTTCTGGTCACTCTTCTTGGTTCAAACTTAACTGAACCTGCAGTGAAACCCATTTTCTTCCAGTGTGTCAGTCTATCGTATTGTGATAGTCCATGAAGTTTCGCTTTGCCATATAAGGATGTAGTTGTGACGCCTATTAGCGTGTCACCATACAATTCTTTCCATAGTTTCTGTATCTTATCGTCTAAACATAATAATGCTAATAATTTACCACCTGTGTAGTTGTAACCTAAAGGTTGCAAAGGAACAATCGTAGAGCCAATCGCTGTATGATTAATCATTGAACCTTGTGTTTTAAGTTCTCTACTCCATCCAATAAAATTATCTCTAGGAGTTAAGTCTAGAAAGTCTGAAGAAATACAAATAACACCAAGATATTTTTTAGTTGGTTTGTCTCTAACAATGAAGTTAAGATTACGACCAATATTAGAATTGTTTTTCATTGTAGATGAGAATGTTCTAATCACATTCCAGAGTTCTGGTAAGTCTTCTTGTTTGTTTGCATATATGAGTTCAGGTTCTATCTTCATAAACTCGTCTAAATCTTGTGGATTCCAAACATTGTTTTTAACTTCTTCAATAGCTATTCGTTGTTTATCGTTGGCTAAAACTTTCTTCTCGCCTTCCCATAAATCATTGACTATAGTAAATGGATATTTTTCTTGTACTTCACACCATTTTTGATATAATGTATATTCTTTTACATCCATCTTTGATACAAATTCAAGGTCTATAATAGTCTCTTGTTTGATTTGTTCAAAGTCGGGGTCATCCATATCCTCTACAGGATTGGCGGCTAACCATTTATCCCACTGGACTTCTACATCATCTTTAGTATAATCTATTGCCATTTAAACTTCATTCCACTTAAAATTGTTTTTCTGTTTTCTAGTCGCAGTTTTCATCATTTTATTTTGTTTCTTCTTCGCTAAGGATAACACAAGAGGAGACACTTTTGCGGTAAACTTTATTCCGTTCATGTGGTCTAGTTCGTGTTGAAAACATCTCGCTACCATTCCGTCTAAATGTTCAACCACAGTCTTGCCATCTTCGTCTTGGTATTCAACATCAATTTCTTCATGTCTTTTTACATTTAAGATTAATCCAGGATAAGATAAACACCCCTCATTGAGTTTAATGTCATTTTGTCCGATTGCAACTATTTTAGGGTTAATACAAACCATCTCTAGACCTTGATGTGCAATTATAAACACTCTTGCTGGGACATTACATTGGTTGGCTGATAATCCAATACCACCAAACTTTCTCATGGTCATTTTCATTCTTGCTATTAACGTTCTCATATCTGAATTAGGTAAAGCTTCTTCATAATCAGATAGAGGTTCACTTAATAATGGAAGTTGGTCATCATACAAATCTAATGGTTCTTCTCTGATTTCTTTTACTTCTTCAGTTGGTGTTTCTTCAACTTCTGGTCCAAGGCCTTCTGCTGTATTATATGTAAACGTCACTCCGTCATCAGAGGTTATTGTTTTATCATCACTCATGTTTTTCTATCCTTGAAAAGTTCTTCACTTTACTGAATTTAATTATATTTTGAAATTTGTCTTGTAGTATATCGCCTTTATGTGATATCACAAAAATATTCACATCATCTAGTTCATGTAAAATCTTAAGTAACTCATCAACGCCCGTAGCGTCTAGTGATGAATCAAATGTTTCATCTAGTATGAGTAGATTGGTATTAGTAGAATTCTTTAGTCTAGCAACAGCACGCCAAGTTAGCATAAGTGCCATATCGATTCTTTGTTTTTCTCCTTGAGAGAAATTATTATATGTAAAGTCATCTCTGAATCTGGATTTAATTGATTCTTTAAATGATTCGTCAAGGGTAAAGTTTACAAAGAAATCTAGTTTAGCTAGATAACTATTTACTAATTTGTTTATTACAGGTAAGTATTGTTTTATAATTTTTGTTTTGATACCAGTGTCTTTAAGTAAAGCACTTGCTACCTCGAAGTATTCTTTATCATCAAGTAATGCTTTAAATTCAGTTTCTTTATCTTCAATCTCTTTTTTGAGTTCACTCAACTTCAGCTCTTCTATATCTGAAACTGTTTTTGTATCTTGTAATTCTTCTATACTTGTTTTGATTCGAGTGATGTATCTATTAATTTCGGTAATTGATGTTGTATTTGTTGCTGTCTTAATCTGTAATTCTTGTATCTCTATTTGTTTTCCTGATATGATATTGAGTTTATTCTGTTCTTCGGTTACTTTAGTATCGAGTTCAGTTAAACCATGGTCACAACCAGTAATCTTGCTGGTAAGAGTTACAATTTGTTCTGATTTAAATTCAGATTCAATTCCTTGCCTACATGTTGGACAATCATCATTGTGTTCAAAGAAATTAACATCTTTTTTATATTTCGATAGATTAGTTTCTATTTGAGATTCGAGATGGTGATATTGTTTTACTCGTTGTTCGATTTCGAGTCGGTTTGCAACAACCTTTTGAATTTCAACAACTTGTAATCCAATACTCTCAATTTCTTCAGTGAGATTGTTAATATTAGTTTCGTTGGTAGAAATATCTTGTTTGTACTCATCTATTTTGTCTTCATTATTTTGTTTTAAGTCGCCTATTCGTTTTTCTTCAAATTCATATTTCTGTTGTGTTAATTGAATGTTGTGTCTTTTGTCATTGAGTAAGTCTTTGTTATTACCCAATCGTTCTCTTGTAAGTTTATTCATTACTGAGAATATTTGTATATCTAATAGGTCTTCGATTATAGCACGTCTATCATTATTTGATAGTTGCATGAACGGAGTAAATGCAGCTGAACCTAATACCACTATTTGTGTAAATGATTTATAGTTCATTTTTAATATGAACTTCTCAAGTTGTTCTTGATAATCTCTTATAGCCGCATCTTGGTTTAATAATTCACCATCGATATAGATTTCAAATTTATTGGGTCTGATAGTGCGAACAATTCTATATGACTTATTGTTTGTATCAAACTCCACTTCCACTTCACAATTTTTACCATTAATCGAATTCGTAAGGTTGCCTTTTGGAATATTACGAAATGGTTTCCCAAATAACCCAAAGCACAAAGCATCAAGCAAAGTGGATTTGCCCGACCCATTAACACCAACAATTAATGTATTAATGTTCTTATCTAAATTAATTTCACTAAAGTGATTGCCAGTGGAAAGTAGGTTCTTCCATTTTACTTTTCTAAATATAATCAATCGGTTTCTTCCGTGTGTAAGGCTTCAACATATAATTCTCTCATTAATGTTTTAAGTTTTTCATTCTCAACATTGAGAGATAATCCATCAATATACTTGGACAATATGGTCATTGTATCTTCAGCTTGATTAATGATATCATCATCATTTAATATAAGGTCTTCATTGAAGTCTTCGACAATAGCTATATCAGCCGCTCCCGATTTATATAAGTTATCGGTTAAGTAATCAAACAAAAATGGATTCTGTTTGTGTAGCACAACCACTTTTACATAACTATCTTGGTATTGTTTAAAATCAAAACTTTTAAAGTCTTCAATGCCTTTATCTCTATCATCATAACTTATCTTATGAAATATTTCAAATGGGTTCTGTATAAACTCCAATTCTCTTGTGTTTGTATCGAAGATATGAAACCCTCTTGGGTCTTTATAGTCTGCCCATGTCATTTGACCTGGAGTTCCCACATAAAATATTTGGCCATCATCTGACTTGTGATGAAAGTGTCCAGATAAAACCATGTCATACTTGGATAAAAGTGATTTGTCGATACCTGTTTGTGAAACAGTGCCTTTGTCCATCTCAAATCCTTGTATCTCAAAATGTCCAAAACAGAGCTGTGACCGACTATTCCTTATTGATTCTTTTATATCCTCTTCGTTGTCATCACACAACCAAGGAACAATGTCTATTGGAATGCCGTCAAATTCCTTTGTGACAAACTCATCAAAGATTGTGATGTTGTCATATTCGTTTAGTAGTAATTGTGATGAATTAATTTCTAATGTATTACGATAGGTAATGTCATGATTACCTAGAATAGAATAAAACGTAATGTTGTTTTCTTTTAGTTTATTAAAGAAGTATCTGCGACATAAGAATAGGGAGTTGAAATTGATAAACTTTCGGCGGTCAAATAAGTCGCCCATTTGAAATACTGTATCAATATTATTTTCTTTCAGATACGGAAAGAATACTGTGCTATAAAACTTCTCATAATGTTTATGGAAGATAACAGAATCGCCACGCATACCGAAATGGCTGTCGCCTAATATACACATTTTCATAATCTAGTCTTCTTTTAGTTTTGCTATCTTATCTTTCAGCTGTAGTTTTTCTTGTTTCATTTTCACCATAAGTTCATCGGAAAGATATTTTGAATATGATTCTTTGATTTTGGCATCAAGGTCTTTATGTTTAGCTTCAAGATGTTTAATTTTATCTTCTATCAATTCCATTCTCCATAAACAAGTTTAACACTGTCATATTTTTCTTCCATGTCATAGTTGCACTCTTTCAAGAAACCTCCATAACCACATGATGATATTATACAAGAAAACATTATCAATAGAGGCAAATATTTAAGCATCTGGTGAAGCTGCAACATCTGGTTCGATAAACTTTTCTAGGCCTTTTATTTTCTCTTCTTTCTTTTTTCTTTTGGCTTCTTCAAAGTTAAATATAAACTCAGATATGTTTTCATAGAGTTCAAATTGTCTTGTATTTCCATCGCTGTCTTCTAACATCTCAAACTCATCTAAAATACCTATTTGCTCAGTAGCTTTATATTTGACATAAAGTTGTTTTTTCTCTCTAGTAATTCTTCGGAGAAAAGCATAATAGATAATTTGGGTAAAGTAAGCGAATGGATTCTTCGACTTTTCGGGGTTAAAGTTTCTAAAATACATCATACAATTCTCAATTCCATCGGCAATCATTTCATCTCTAAAAGAGTATGATGCGAAGTTGGGTTTGTGTGATAAATGTTCTGCAATCTTAAGAAAACACTCACCGATATAATTAGGAACTTGCGGTTGAATCTCTTTAGCTTTATCTGCAACGCCACATAACCGTTTATATTCAACCAGTCCTGCTAAAAAGTCTGCATTATTTACATAATGTTTTTGACGTTTCTTTGCTGTTGTTTTAGCAACAGTTTTCTTAACTTTCTTTTCTTTTGGCAATTCTTCTTCTTTTTTCATATTCATAATATACCTTTCATTCCAAGTTTGCCTTCATTACGCTTGACAAAGTGCTTGACAAGAGTTATGGTAGCGGTGTCCCGTTTAATTAATGAATGAATAGCTACTCCTTACCATCCTTTCTGAAACCCTAATTCATATGTTACTTTATCTAAAAGTGATAACACTCTTTTTCGATAACCAAATCCTAACATACCCATTTTTGTTCCATCTTCATAAGGAGGAGTTCTATTAAAGTTGGTGTATTGTTGCGAAGTTAAATCAATTATCTTTCCATCAGCGTCTACGCACCACCAATGATAGATGTTTTCATCATCTAAAGCTCGATTCAATTTTAATGTTTTAGTTCCAAATATTTTCTGTAAACAACCAGAGGCTGTGTGACAATGCCCAAACATTGGATTAGATTTGTTTCTTTCGACCCACTTCTTCGGTAACAAGTCTTCTGACAAATTATTATATATTGCTTCAGATACCATCTTCAAATTCGATTCATTATATTCTATTGTCATATTAATGTAGTTTACTTTTATCCTGGTTATTCATATTATTTAAATATTCATCCATCACTGAAGCGTCATCATCATAGTATTCATCAATTTCAGCTCTCGCCTGCATGTTGATATTGGCCTCTGCAGAATTCTGTGCTTGAGTTCTTAAATTGTAATCTTCAAGAAGTCCTTCTGAGTTATTAGCTTCAAGAGTTACAGTTTCGATTGCATTTAAATAATACTCGATTAGACTGTCTTTAGGGTTGGTAAAGGTAACAATCTCTCTGTTATTTAATGTAGCCATATTATCAGATATTATCTCAATTGGCAACCATGGGACCATCATCATTACCGAGCCTTTGGGTGAACGTCTCACCATAAGCACCATAGGTTTGTTTAGTATTGTTGATTCCGTATCAGAAGTGATATCGGCAATGACATCTTCGCCAGATTGAAGTCTCACTAATTTAATGTTTAGTTGATTATCCATTTTTCAGCTCGATGTTATAGAATTTATATTTAAATTTCTCGTCATCATATATTTTTAATCTTTCAATAAAATGCTTCAATGTAAAATTGGTAAATTTACCAATCCTAAAATCATCCACAATATCAAATAATGTTGCTGTTCTTTTGTCATCACCCACTCTAAGTCCTCGACCAATTGATTGTAAATTACGAATACGAGATTTACTTGGTGATGCAAAGATAATGTTATGTAAGTTCCTTATATTTATGCCTGTCGAGAAGGTGCCATATGATGCAACAATAATAGCATCTTTTTCTTTTTCTGTAATTCCTCGAATAGCTTCCCTTGTTTCAGTATCAGTTCCTCCAAATACAAAAAATACTTTTCGTTTTTTTGCATGGTCTTTTATGTTTGCATATAAAGCTTTACCGTGTTTCTCAACAAACTGAAATAATATAAGTGAATTGCCGTTAAGTGATAATGCTAAGTTTCTTATAAAATCATTTCGGGCATTGTTCTTAACAATAAAATCAATCTCTTGTTGATAATCCCATGTTTTGCATTGTTTACAAAGTGGTTCAGGATACTTTAACACTAAACACTTTATATTAAAATCAGATAAATGTTTCTTTGCAATTAAATCTGCAGTAGTTGTTGCACGATAAACAGGACCAAAAAGTCCTTCTAACACCAAACGATGTGTTTGTGTGCCGTCTAATGTGCCTGTTGTTCCTATTCTATATCTAGCATTTGTACAAGCAGACATAATTGTTGCCAGTGATTTAGCTTTAAATTGATGTGCCTCATCACCGAGTACAAAATCAAATTGTTCGAAGTAATCGGGCCCTAGCTTATAGATGGACTGCCACGTTGAAACTACAAATGGCGAAGGTATCTGTATCGTTTCAATCTGTTTTATTTTCATATTTTTTTCTCCCCACTGACCATCCACATAATATATTTAACGGCAAAAACAATTTATTTATTGATAATTCATCATTATGACACCATTTCATTCCTTTAGTGTGTCCTAGTTTTGTTTTTCTTTCCTTTTCTGAAAGACCACCAAAATACTGTTTTTTTGTTTCTGCCATTTTTTTAACTCTATCACAGTTTTCTTTTGTTTTACCTAATCTATCTAAACTAAGTTTTAATCGCTGTTCAGTAGTAATTTCGTGTCCTAATATTTCTTTTCTTTCACTTTCAGATAGACTTTCTAACCATTTGTTAATTTTAGGTCTAGCTATTGTTTGATAGTGTCCGTTCTTATCTTTCATGGATTTTGATTGTTTAATAGCAGCCAATCTAATATATTCATGGGACTCTTTTGTTCTTCCTGTCAACTTAGTCTTTAATGCCAATAGTGAAGCCTCCGGCATTTTACCACCATCCAACCCATTCTCTTCCTTTAAATTTGCCCATGTATCGTCATCAACAATGTTATTCTCCTGACAAAAATCATTACAAAATTTAGTTATATGTTCTTCATAATAAAAATATTCTGAAATCCATTCTGTTTTAACGTATTCTATGCCATGTTTTTTTATGTGTTTTTTCCAATATACACCAGACCCATAATATGATTCTAAGTTTTTTCTTGCTGATTTTCCAAAATACTTTAATCCAGTTTTTGTGTGTGTTTTTATGTATAATCGTACAGGTGCTATTTTTTTCATAATATTTCCACCAAAGAGGTTGTAGGGACATTAGTATTTATAATAAATCATCCTCTATGGTTAAGTTTTTTGCTAATATAACACCCCTTTTTGTATTTACTCTCTGGTTTGGCTTTAAATAACAAATTTTATTATTTTCTAGTGTCACTTTCAATCTATCAACCTTAGGATTTTTATCTTTCCCACCCATAATAATTGATACTTCATCCTCAACAATAAATTCATTATCATTGTTGGAGTAGTCTTCGAAGTCAGTGAACATCTGGTAACAAAGCGATGTTGTTGGAACGATTAGGAGACCTTTCTTCATCTTATTAATTAAGAGATGTCTGACTATCAAGTATAATATTAAAGACTTACCAGACGCTGTTGGAGACAACAGGAGAAGTCGTTTATTGCGTATTGCAGTGATGAATGATTTTAGTTGATAGTCTCTAACCACATGAGGGAGTTTTAATGTATCGACAAACTCTTTAGCCTCAATTACTGCAAATGCATCAGTTGAATTAACATCATCATCTATTAAACACTCATACCCACGTTCAGTACAAAACTCCTTAATATAGGGAGTAAGACCGTGATAAATTTGGAAGTTTCTTAAATCCAAGAGTCTTATCTTTCCATCCCAAACTCGACTTTTATATGCAGGAGTATATTGATAACCTGGAACATGGAAAGTAAAGTGTTCTGATAACTCTTGAGCAAGTCCTCTTTCACATTCCACCTGTATAAAGGCTTCGTTTACTTTATGTAGTTGTATAGTTTCAGTCATCTATACGCCTTGAATGAATTTTTCCCAATCAATAAACGATTTCAACTGAAACGTTCTGCTATGGAGTTCTTTTAGAATAGCTTCACATACAGTGACTATTTCCTCATGAAGAGCTTTAGAGGCTTTGTACTTGTTGATATCTTCATCACTATCAAGATAGGTAGTTATCTCAGATTTAAGAACATATGGAAATGGTTCCCATCCATGCTTACTTAAATCTTCATCATCTAACTTACCTGTATAATATTCCCACTTTAATCGTTTCATGCGATTTAATTTAAAATCAACATCTTTAACGAGTAATCTATGGTGAGAAAGTATGTTTAAATATTTACTGTGATGTAGTGGAATCTTTGTGAGTTCTTTACCTGGCTCTGTTCGGTCAAGGTCAGAATCTTTTCTCCACATCTCAAGTAACTCTTCTAGTTGTTTCATAATATAATTCTCCAATTAATTTGGATTATAACAGGATGGTAGTCTGTTGTCAAGCGTTTTAGTAAAGTTTTTCTATATCGAAGTATGTGTACCGAAAAGTGGCATCTGCGGTTAACAGTTCTTCTGGACCAGAAGCTGATGACATAATAAAAGTGGAGAGGGTGGTTGGAAAAGCGTCCCTAAAATGAATTTTAACATAAGGAAGATTTGATGAGGATAAAACAGTTAGTGTTGCATCAGAATATTGAGGTGTTTTAGTTTGTTGTAAACTAGAAGCTTTGTTGAGTCTACTAAGGTCTCGGTAATCTTTAAAATCTACTGGAAATACCATAGAACGAATCCAATCATGAACTTCAATCCATGAGCCCATTCTTTCATCAATTAAGAATGTTACGTTGAATATATCATAAATTGCTTTATCGCCAGGAGCAAAGATATCTACAAATGGAGTAGACTGAGGAGTTTCAGACATTGAGATGCCTGGAACTGAAACCGATTGACAAAAATATGACATATTCGGTAGTCTTGCAAAATTTAAAACATATTTGTTTGGTTGAAGAAAATTAGGATTAACTGGGTTTCTATCAGTAGCTGCCATTTAAATTGTCCATACTATTATTATCATAACCTGTATTTATGCTACATGGATTGTTGTTATTTTTCGACTGTTTATTAACAACAAATAGCAGACAAAAAAATACCCACCGAAGTGGGTACCTTTTCGTGAATCTTTATTACTACTCAGAATAAATCTGAGTCAAAGTGACTACATTAAGTTAGAAACTTTGAATGAACGGTAATAAACATTTGCAACAGCAGCACCGATACCAGCGCCTGAAGCAGCTGTACCAGCAGAGAATGGATTTCTTTGCATGCCGTAACGAGTTTTGAACCCGATTTTTGGTTGGAATGTACCAGTATCAACTGCACGAACCATTTGTAATGGCACGTAAGGACAATAGAACAGACCAGCATCATAAGCATTTGAGCCTTTATAACCAACAACTGCAAATTCTTTAGATGTAGTACTTGTGATAGCATATGGGTCTATATAGACTTTAATTCTACCGAATAACATACCTGCATATGTGTTACCTGAATCATCTACAGTTAAGTTAGTTTGTGCTTGTAAAGCAGGATTGTAGTCTAAAAGACCAGACATTGCAAGAGCAGAAGCTACGTCAGAAGTAACAAGGATGAAATTACCTTTACCTCTACGAGTTTCTTTAGCAATCTGATTAGCTTCTCTTTCTAATTGAAAAGCAAGTCCTTTAATTTTTTCTACCATCCAACGACCGTTAGAATCAGTATCTAAATCAAAATTACCAGCAGATGTTGTGCCTACTTGACAACCAATTTTAGCAGTCTTGTAGATAGTTCTAACAACTTCTCTGTTAATTTCTGCAAGTATTTCAGCAGAAAGGATATTAGCTAATTCTGTTTCAGCGTCAAGACCGTGAACTGCTTTTAAGTCCTGTGCTAATTCGATAGAGTATTCTGCTTTAAGTGCTCTTGATACAGCAGTAACAGTTACTTTTTCGATTGTGAATGCCATTTCTGCAAATGTGTCAGCAGCGATACCAGCTTCTGCCTGAGCAGTAGTCATACCAGTTGGTGCCATACCAGCAGCAGCATTATTTGTAAATGTTAAAGCATCTGAACCACCAGCAGCTGCAGTAGCAGATACTTCTAGAGCAGAACCAGCAACACCAGCACCAGAAAAGCCAGGATTAACTTCGTTGTAGAAGTTTTCAGCGCCACCAGCAGATGTGTAACGTGAGCGCATTGCAAAGATAAGACCAGTAGGTCCTGTCATTGGTTGAACGCCACATATATCATATGCGATTAAGTTAGGTAAAGAACGTCTAACTAGTGAGATTAAAATTGGGTCAAAGTTTGATACTGAACCTGCTACGTTAGCTGGTGCAGCTTCGTCAAGTTGTTGTAATGAACCTGATTGGTCTTTTGACATTTCGTTATACTGATTTTCAAGAATAACAGCGGTAACTGCTTTCTTATATGGGTCAGTTATAGGTGCTAAATCTGGATGATTTAGTACGCCTTCCCATTTATTTTGTAATGATTCGGACAAATACATTGTGTACTCCTAATTGTTATTAATTATTATTTCTTAGTATTACTAATTGCAGAGGTTACAGCATTAACAAATGGGTCAAAAGACTTTTGTTTTGCAGCCGTAGCTTCTTCTGCAGATTCTATTTCTTCATGTAACATTTCTTCACCTGGTTTTTTAATTCCTGATGGAAAATAGTTCTCACGGATTGATTCAAGTTTTCCTGTGTATTCGTCCTCTGTGGAGAATTCAACACTCTCTGCGAGCGCTTTAATTTTTGCAACTTGAGTATCAATAAGACCTTCTGTCACTTGATGAACAATTTCATTTTTACGAGATTCTATTAAATCTTTTTTGTATTCAATACCTCTCTCGATTTCTTCGTCAAGTTTGCTTTCAAGTTCTTCAACTTTAGTAGCTAACTCGTCAACTAAATCAACTTTTTCTTCAGGAACATCAATATAATGTTCAGCAAATAGATTTCTCATTCCTGAGATAAATTCTTCAGTTAGTTCTGAGCGTAAACCAGATTCAATAGCAATTTCATTATCACTCATCCACTGTTCTACAACATATGAAAGATATCCATCAACCTTTTCTGTTAAATCCTCTTTAATAGAATCAACAGTTTCTTCTAATTGACCAGCATACTTAGCTTCGATTTCTTCTTCAATTTGAGTAACACGGTCATGGACACGAGCCTCAAAGATTGTAGATGCCTTAGCACGGAAATCTTCTGAAATTGTTTTATCATCAGCAAATAGAGCATCGATATCTTCTTTCATTTTTTCTTTCCTCTTTTTATCTTCTTTTTCATCTTCATCTGATTCGTCTTCTTCTGAGTCATCATCTTCAGATTCGTCTTCGTCTTCATCTTTGTGTTTAGCTTCAACTACAGGTTCAGCTTCAACTTCAACGGGTTCTAAGACCTCTTCTTCTTCAACAGGTTCTAAAACCTCTTCTTCAGATTCAGCAGATTCGAGTTTTGCAGATGCAGCCGACGGATGCATTTTGTGTCCTGCTATGTTTTTAGCATAATCACTCTTAGCGCCAGATTTAACTTTGATTGAATCTCCAGGATTAGTGGCTGTTTTATTATCCATTCCTCCTAAATCTTCGACCTCGTCACCAGCCATTTTTTGCATTGGCATAGAAGCTGCGTTACGCTTGCTTTGAGCAAGAATATCTGCAGCCGCTTCCATTAATTTGTTTATTGCCATTAGAATTTCTCCTTGTGTATTTTTCTATTTATAATTTTAAAGTTTTCGTAAATAGGATTCGAATAAATTTAAAGCAACCGCTTCGATTTCTCTAGCCGAGGCCCTCTTAATTGTTCGTTTAGCATGGTCAAAATCAGATTCAACAAATCTTCCTTCGACAAACATCCATTCTTTATTTTCCATAATGCCATTAACAAAAGCACCTGGAGCTGACGGGTCAGCAACAATATCAGCTGCGGTTGCAAGTTTTAAATCATCTTGCACTAAATTATATCCTTCTTTAGACTGTACCACAGAGCCTAAAGCTCTCGATGATACTCCGATACTAACATCATTCTCTATGAAGTTTTTAACAATCTCTCCATAGGGTGTTTCTAGAATTTGTGCTTTACCGTAAAATGTATTTCCATCTTCTTCCAATTTTACAATTTTATGTGATACTCTTTCAAGATTAATTGTTGGCGTGTCAGGATGTCCTAGTTCACCTAATGCACGATTAGTTTTAACATACTCTTCGTTATAGCGTTTAACCTCGTTTCGAAGTGTATCCATTTTATACATTCGATTATTACGATTTACTGTATCTCCAACTAGAAATGTACCTTCAATAAACAACCGTTTCTTACCAGCCTCTGTGGTCTCGGTTAAATATTTGACATTATCTAAGGTTTCTGTTATTAGTTTCATTCTATTAATCTCCGAAAGCTACTTTAGCTGCATTAACAGTTCCAGCCGCATATACTTTTTCATCTGATTTTTTAACAACAAGTTCTGTACTTTTGTCAAGCATAGTGAAAGAACCTGTAGTTTGTCCAAGAGCATTAGTTATAGTAATCAAAGTTGTAGCTGCAACAGTATTATGAAGTCTCACAATCCTTGCATTATTAATTGTTTGAGGACTGCCATTTGTTCCATATGTTAGACCTGTTGGAGAACCAGCTGTTGTAACAACGGCTGTTCCATCTGTATTCTCAAGTTGAGCACCTGTAACTAGTGGCCATGAATCGACATTTGCATTTGTATTAACAACACTTTTAACTCTATATGTTGTTGGGGTTGCATAACCCACAATAGTTCCTGTTCCGCCCAAAGTACCAGTTATCACAATCTTATCTCCAACAGCTACCTTATTACCAGTAAATGTTACATTGAAAGTTGTGTCTGTAATAGCTACTGTAGCTAGAGGAGAAAATGTTGCTATTCCAGCCAGTAAAGGTACTACAACCTCTGAACTTTGTACTTGTATATTATTTGCCATTTTATTTCAATCCCATTGCACTTCTCCTACGCAAAGACATCCTTCTTTTAATCAAAGAACGGCGTAGTTTCGCTCTTCGTGTCGTTTTCCAAGCTCTTCTTAATAATCTTGCTTTCTTTAATCTGGTTGTTGCGGGTATTCTTCTTACAGTATTTCCAGAAATTCGATAGCCCTTAAGTCTGGACCGCCTTCTATTTTTCTGAACCGTAATTCTACCTTTTTTATTACGTCTTATTCTTTTACGAATTCTTCTAACTCGACCCATATTAATTATGTTCGGGTTTCTTCTTTGAGGAGCTTCGTCTAACTCTTCAATCCATTCAAATCTATCAGCTTCTGCATATTTTTTTGCTTCTTCTAGATACTTAGCTGATATCTCACTTAGTCGAGCATGAATTAATTCTTTTGCTTCGTCTAGTTTGTTAGCTATAAGTAAGTCTAAAAAACTCATTTTGCATCTTTAGCTTTATTACCACCAGCAACACTGTGGGCTTTAAATGCGAAGTCTGAACCTTTTCTAAAGTGTTCAGGACTTTTATGTATCA